AAGGGGAACTTGTTGTTTTCCAAAAATGTCAAGACCTCGGTTATGAAGTAGAAAGTCCTTGTGGTGCGCTGATAGATCTTGTGGTAAATGGTTATCAAGTGGAGGTGAAAACGGCTACTTTTGGGCGTCACCGTGGAAGTGGTGGTATTTATTATTATAGGTTCAGCGTTAGTCAACGTCAAATAGATAAGGCTGATTTTATAGTGTGCTACGTTATTCCAACTGAGTTGGCATATGTTATCCCATCTGAATACGCCTCAAAAGGCATATACCTAAGGGTGTCCACTGATCCAGGATTAAATTATAAATCAACAAAGGTGCTTACGTGGGAAAGTTACAAAGAGGCATGGTATTTATTAGGCCGGAAATAAAATTGCTTTGGGATTATTAATCGCATTTTTATTCTTGCAAAACAAAAAAAGTGCTTGACAAGAGATTATTCTTGTGCATATAGTTTAAAACTATTGAGGATTGGCCTTGGCAATAACGAGACCGTATGAGACTTATTCAAGAAGCATAGACGATGTAAAATCCATTAAAGTTCTTTGTGTTAAGTGTAAAGGTGTTTTATTCATTGCAGACAAGGATTTTGACAGGAGACCCCACGGGATAGAAATCAAATGTCGTAAATGCGGCTTTTGTAATAAGATGTAAAAAAAAACCCGAGCGCTTCGAGCGCCAAATACCCACCTTCCACAGAGCTTTTCGAAAGCCCGGAACGAGCAAGTGACCTGCCCAGTCGCTACTGCCTGTTCTGGGCTTTTTTTTGGCCGGAGGATACATGCCAGACAAAATCACTCTTGATCAGATTCCGGACGAGTACCTTGAGGCGATCGCCAGGGAGTTCCCTACTATCAACATGAGCGTCCCGTGGCAGTACGATTCAGGGACAGGCACATACCGTGGCAGTGGCGGATCAGGCTTCACGGACCCTGACGGTGCCCCCATCCATATCGGATCAGACAAGGACGATCCATCTCTTACCCGCGAATACCTCCAAGAACAATGCTGGCTGAAATTCCAAAGAACCCCCCAGGTCAACACCGCTATCCGAGGACAGGTAGGCCGTATGAGCGGATACGGCTTTGAAGTCAGCTCAGATATTGCCGAGATCCAGGAAGCGATTGAGGAAATAGAGCTGGACCCCAGGAACCGGCTTTACAACTATTGGCCGAAGTACGTCGCCAGAAGCATCATTGAAGGGGAGCTCAGGCTTTGCGCCACGGTTCACGATGACGGATTTATCGAGATAGACTTCATTGACCCTGTCTGTGTCCAGTCTGGGAGCGTCACAGACGGATCAGGGATTATCTATCACCCTAACAAGACCTCAATGCCCCTCATCTACTGCATTAGGGATGATGACCCTCTCAAGCAAATAGACGAACAAATTCCTTCCATCTTTATCGCCAGATACCCTGAACTTATGGCCGTTGCTAAGAAACAACCGGGGTTTGACGCCGATAAACTCAAGGCGAGCCGAAGGCCGAAGTTCAAAAGTATAGGCGGTTTCAAGCGGTTCATCATCGAATGGGACAAGTCCTATATCACGAAAAGAAATATCGGCCACGTAAGAACCATCCTTGAATGGCTGAACTACTGGGAGAACCTTAAGAAATACGAAATTGATCACAAGAAATCTTCCGGTGCGTATGTGTGGGTGTTCCAGTTCACGGATATCCGGTCGTGGATCGAGTGGATGAGGATGTCGGACGCTGACAGGGCGAAGACAGGTATTGCATCGGCTAAGACTCCTGGCGGATCGCTGGTGCTTGGTCCCAACATGGAAGTGAAGTGCATGAACCCGAACCTACCGAAGATATCGGACTCCGACACGGACATTTTACAGCAGGTAATCAGCGGATTAAACGAGCCGGAGGACGTTGCAACGGGACAGTCGAAGGGGACGTTCGCGTCAGTTAAGGCGAGCCGAGGCCCCATGAGCGACCGGGTGAGTGACGAGATTAGCTATTTTGAGAAGTTCCTGAGACACGACTTCTGGGGAAGCATCTTCTTCCTGAAGAGCAAGGTGAGCAAGTTCCCTGAGATATTCACTGTCGAGGAAGCGGTCACGTTCAAGGATCAGGAACCGCAGTTCAAGAAGGTCAAGAAACGCCCCGAGATGCTGATGGATATCAATTTCCCCATGAGCGAGGTGAACGATGCAGAGGCCCGAGCACGGGCGTTTTTCGGATCTAAGCATGCTTCGTTGCACGACACGGCTGGAGTCCCTTTGAGCGAGCTTGTGAAGAAGATGGGATTCGGGAACTTCCGGAAGTTGAGGCTTCAGTACGAAACAGAGAAAAAGAAATATCCCGAACTACCTTTAGCTATGGATGCCGAGAGCGCCCAGGAGCGATTGCAGGCGGAACCGAAGAACCCGGGCGGTGAGAAAACCAAGCCGAATACAAACAAGGAGGACACAAAAAGTGGACAAGCTGAACCTGACCCGACTGGCCAGTAAGGTACTTAATACCCCTCTGATGATCCTTCCGGACAAGTTGGAAGTCATCCTCAATGTCATCGGGGAGCGCATAGCTGTGGATTCGGTGGAGATTAAAGAATCCCTCGGGTACTCTGCGGAGAAGATGCAGAAGAAGAAAGAAGCATGGCAAAGCGAATCCAAAGACATTTCCGTTGTCCCCGTTTACGGCTCCCTTGTGAACCGCACTCACGGATTGGATGCTATGAGCGGGCTTACCACCTATGACAGCATCCGGAATGATTTCCGTTCAGCTCTTGAATCTAATTCCAAAGCGATTCTGTTGGATATCGACAGCTACGGTGGTGAAGCGGCCGGGGTGATGGATCTATCTGATGATATCTTTCAAGCCAGGGGCCAAAAACCCATTTATGCTCTTGCCAACGAAGCTGCGTTCTCTGCGGCCTATGCTATTGCATCGGCTGCTGACTGGATCTTCTTGCCCAGGACGGGCCATGTGGGATCAATTGGTGTGATCGCTATTCATAGGGATCAGAGTGTGGCCAACGAGAAAGCAGGGATCAAGTATTCCACCATCTTTAAAGGCGACCGAAAAGCGGATCTAAGCCCTCATGCCCCGTTATCCGACGAAGGCAAAGCCATCCTCGAAGAAGAAGTTTCTGAGCACTACGCTTTGTTTACGCAAACCGTTGCTAGGAATCGCGGCTTGAAGGTTGCGGAAGTTATCGCTACCCAGGCGGGGATGTTCATGGGCCAGAAGGCCGTAGATAGAGGGTTGGCTGACGAGATTGTCTCGCCCAGTCAAGTAACCGAGAAAATCTTAGCAGAATTACAGGATAACGATGATGAGGAGGAGGTGATTGAAATGTCAGCAAAAGAGACTAAGGAACCCACTGAAAAGGAGGTGAGGATCATGAATTTACAGGAGTTAAGAGAGAAACACCCGGACCTGGTTGCCGCAATTGCGGGAGAGGTTGAGACGAGGATGACTATTCAGTTTACCAGTGACAAGGAAGCCATCGCCCAAGAGAAGGAATCCCTGAGACAGGCGGTGTTGAAGCTGGAAAAAGCGGAGGCTATTCGTCAGGAACGGGATCTTAAGGCGGAAGCCGACAACGTATGGGCGAACGCTCTGAGGGACAGCGATATTCCCGAAAGGTTGCATGTCAAAGTCCAGAAACAGGTGTCTTACACGAAGTTTGTGAAGGATGGTATCCTGGATCAGACATCGTTCACGGAAGCCGTAAAAGCCGAAGTGGAAGATTGGGAAGCCAGGGGAGCAACGGATAAGGTGATGGGCGTAGGCTTCTCATCCAAGGACGTTGTGGACAGTGAAACGAAGGCCGAGCAGAGGGCCGCACAAGAAGACGATGCGTTAGCAGACGAGCTGTTTGCCAAAACCATCGGGAATAGAGAGGAGGTGAGATAACATGCCATTAGGACAAACTCCATATATTTTCAGGGGAGGCCAGGAAGACCTACATAGGCTTTTCTACAGTGACCCCACAAAGGCGTTCGCAAAGGTGATAACTATCCCTGCGGGCTATGGTGTTATACCGGCAGGCGCCGTTATGGGCCTTGTTTCGGAAAGTACGAGCAGGGTGGGATATTATGTACCCTACGCGCAGTTTGACGCGGTCGGTAATCAGGCTGCCGGCATCAGCAACGCTTACGGCTTGGCGTTCATGGTGAATGATCCGTCCACCGGGACATCGGTGAATGTGACCATGGAAGACAGCTATAAGTTTGCTGTCGGTGATCATCTGGTTGCGGCAGACAGTGATTTAACCCCGAAGGACTTGGGTGCGATTACCGCTATTGACCGAACCACTTACACCCACATCGCTGTGATTACCGTGACGAGCGCGTGTGATTCTGAAACACAGGCAAAAGGCGGGGCGGTTACAATCCAGACCACGACATCGACCCCCTATGTGAAGGCGACCGGGATTTTGAAGGCCGGAGTGGACACGGGGACCGGAGAGAACGCAAAAGGAGCGCAGGGTGTTCTGGTGATTCAAAACGCCATGCTGTATGTGAACAGCCTGTATAACTACAACGCAGATGTTTTGACGGATCTGAGCTGGGCGTCAGCCGACGGCCAGTACCTGATCCTGTAATATAGAAAGGAGGTGATACGAGATGCCTATAGGAATTAATGACATACCAGCACTTAGGTTAACAGTGCTAAACAAGCTGATCACGAAGTATTTGAATCCGCCTAATCTGATTCTGAAGAATATGTTCAGGACGGTGAATTACGAGTCGGACAGTATTGAGTGGGAATC